TTTAAACCAGTAGAAGATCTTATAGAAATTATTCCAATACAATGTGTGGTTCCTTCAGAACTAAAATGGATTGATAAGGTTGATCAATTTGGTGTAGGTCCTACTTTGGAGGAATCTGTTTGTGGTATGGAATTGGTATATTGGCCACATCACGTAATAAGAAATGGAAATCGTCCATGGTCTGATCCTGAGAAATGTTGTTTTGCATCACACTGTAAATTATGGTTAAAAGAGGAAGACCGATTTATAATTTTAGAACATGATGCTTATTTGACAGATCCAGAAAAATTTAGAAAAGACTTTAAACAAATAGATGATTATGGAATTTGGATGCCAGGTGTTGCTGTGGAGTGTTATTCTTTAAGCTCAGATTTTCAAAGATATCTTATAGACTATAAAATGAAAAAGGAACAATGGAATACAGTTGCCGGTGGTCCTATGGGTCATATTCTTAAAATTGGAAAACAGTGGAAATCACTCCACCCTAAGAATGGAAATAAAAATTTATTAAATAATAATAGTAAAGCACCGGTTACACAAATATATTCCAAATCTTTAGGTATAACACTAGATCATCAGCTAGAAGTAGAGTATGCAAAAAAACACAATCTTTTTATCATTGAATGATTTACTTTTTATGCTAGTTATGATATAATGTACACAATATGAAATTTTATACTTCTGTAGACCGACAGGCATCATCTATTCTTTTACGTGGTTATAAGGACGGTAGAAGACACGTCGAGAGAATACCATTTAAACCTACATTATTTCCTACAACACCAAAAGTTCAAACTGATTGGAAAACAATTGACGGTAGAAATGTTGAACCTATCCAATTTGATACAATGCGCGAGGCCAATGAGTTTCTTAGAAAATACGAAGATGTTGATGGAATGCAAATACATGGCCAAAATAACTTTATATATCAATTTATAACTCAGGTCTGGGCAGATAATATACAATTTAATCGCGACCTTATAAACGTAACTACACTTGATATTGAGGTTGAATCAGAGGAAGGGTTTCCAGAGCCTGAACAGGCAAACTATCCTATTATATCCATTACAACAAAAAATAATATTGATAATTTATATCATGTATGGGGTTGTAATGAATATAATGTGACTAGAGATGATGTTCGATATTACAAATGTGATAATGAGGAACAACTTATACTTAAATTCTTAGATTTTTGGAGTGATAATAAAACTGCGCCTGATGTGGTTACCGGTTGGAATGTAGAACAGTTTGACATACACTATCTTGTTAATAGAATTAGGAAAGTATTAGGTGACGAGTATTGTAAAAAAATGTCACCTTGGGGTATTATGCCAAATCAAAGGTCTGTAAAAATAATGAATGATACTCAATATTGGTATGACATTACCGGTATCCAAGTGCTTGATTATTTACAATCATTTAAAAAATTCTGTTTAAATACTTATGGTCAACAAGAATCATACCGACTTGACCACATAGCATATATTGTACTTGGTGAAAATAAATTGGATTATTCCGAACATGAAACTTTACATTTATTATATAAAAATGATTTCCAAAAGTTCATTGATTATAATATTAAAGATGTTGAATTGGTGGATAGATTAGAGGAAAAACTAGGCCTGATTACTTTAATTATGACAATGGCATACAAAGCCGGTACTAATTATGTGGACACATACGGAACTACAGGCATCTGGGATTCTATTATTTATAGAATGCTAAATAAAGAACACGTTGCCGTACCTGTAAGAATTGACAAAAATAAAACGGCTTTTCCTGGAGGTTATGTTAAAGACCCTCAGGTTGGTTCTCATGATTGGGTATGCTCATTTGATCTTAACTCACTTTATCCTAATATTCTTGTACAATGGAATATGTCACCTGAAACAATTGTATTTGGTTCAGTTGCCACAAATGTTGAAAGGTGTCTTGACGGACAATTTCCTAGGATTGAAAAAGATTATACAATATCACCTTCAGGTATTTGCTTTCATAAAAAACACCAAGGCGTTATACCAAGAATAATTAAACAATACTATGATGATAGAGTTGTTATAAAGGACAAATTACTTGAAGCAAGACAAGAATATGAAAAGACACCGACAAAAAGACTAGAGAATGAAATTGATACTCTAAACAATCATCAAATGGCAATTAAAATTTTGATGAACTCATTATACGGTGCTCTAGGTAATAGATGGTTTAGGTATTTTGACCAAAGAGTTGCTGAATCTGTAACCCTTACAGGACAACTTGCCATTCAATGGGCAGAAAAAGCTATGAACGCTGAAATCAATAGATTACTTAAAACTGATAAGGATTATATTGTTGCTATTGATACTGATTCTTTGTATGTAAAAATGAAGGCCTTTGTTGATAAATTCAAGCCTAAAGATCCTATTGCATTCCTTGATAAAGTTTGTACGGAATTGGAAAAGACATTGGAAAATGCATATAAACAACTTGCCGCAGAGATGAATGTTTATGAAAATAGAATGGTTATGAAACGCGAGGTAATTGCCGATAGGGCAATTTGGGTTGCCAAAAAAAGGTATATACTCAATGTTCATAATTCTGAAGGTGTACAATATGCTGAACCTAAACTAAAGATGATGGGTATTGAGGCTGTAAAATCTTCTACACCTCAGGTTGTTCGTGAAAAATTCAAGGAAATATTTAAACTTATTATTAACACGGACGAAAATACAGTACAAAAATTTATATCGGACTTTAAACAAGACTTTTGTAATTTACCTGCCGAGGATGTTGCATTTCCTCGAGGTGTAAAGGATATTGACAAGTATGCAGATAGAGATGGATATACAAAGGGTTGTCCTATCCATGTAAGGAGTGCAATATTACATAATGCACTATTAAAACAAAAAGGACTTACTCGCCGTATTAAAAAGATAAGGAATGGAACAAAAATTAAATTTGCATATATGAAAAAGCCTAATCCTATTAATGAAAATGTTATAGGCTTTGTGCACACATTACCAAAAGAATTTGGATTACAACAATACATTGATTACGAACTTCAGTTTGAAAAAACTTTTATTGAACCTCTCAATCCTATTGTGGAGGCTGTTGGGTGGTCAACAGAACAGAGGGCATCACTTGAGGACTTTTTTGGATAAATCTTTTGTTTACTTTAGTCTTAACTTATGATATAATGCTAATAACTAATGGAAATAGACATATCATATATCAAAGCTCCTAGAAAGGACGGCTGGGGATTCCTACCTCCTAGTCAAGAAGTATTTGACATTTTAATCGATGTTAAAGAAAAAACTATGGCTAAAAAAATTATGGAGATAGGATTCAATGCTGGTCATTCTTCGATATATCTTTTAAATATATTTCCTGATGCTGAATTACATGTTATAGGACCATCACCTAAACATGGTAATCAAAATGTAATTAGAGGTAAATTTGATGATAGATTTAAATTCTATCAAATGCGAACAGATCAGTTGAGAGATACAGGATTTAAGGAAAAATTTGATCTAGGTTTTATAGATGGTCATCATTCCTCTGCCCTAGCTACCATTGATTTAGATTATTGTATAAATGATTTAAAATGTGAGTATCTTGTATTAGATAACTACGAACAGAATGGTGTAAAAAATGCACTATCACTTTTTAAAGAGGATATTAAACAAATAAAAAAATATTCTTATATAAACACCTGGAAAGGTGAAACCAAAAACTTAGAAATGGCTTTATATTATGTATCACGTAACCGTTTTTAAAAATACATACGATAACAAGACCCATAAAACACATAGTTGTAAGGACCTTGATTCGTTTGTTAAATTATTAAAAGCAGCTTCGATGCTTCCTGGTAATAAAGGTGGTCCTTTATCATCTCCTTTATTATCAATGGCAGTGTATAAAGAAGGCACAACAAGATCTAATGATAATGTTGAAAAATGGTCAAAGTGGGTTGCTGTTGATGTAGATGATATGGAATTGGATAATACATATAAATCTAATCCACTAGGTTGGATAAAGAATAAACTACAACAAATTATTGGTGATTACTATTATATTTGTTATTCAACTGCTGGTAGTAGAACTGACAATCCCAAATTCAGAATTGTTTTTCCACTTATATCAGAGGTTGATAGGGAAATGATTAAACATTTCTGGTATGCTTTAAATACTGAAATTGAAGGTTTGGCTGATAAACAAACCAAGGATCTATCAAGAATGTTTTATGTACCTGCAATATATCCAAGTGCATACAATTTCTTTTTTATAAATGAGTCCAGTAATTTTATCAATCCTGATGAATTGATGGCAAAACACCATTATCAAGAAAAGGAAGGTAAAACATTTTTGGACAGATTACCTAAAGCTTTGAGAGAGGAGGTTCTTGAATATAGAAAAGGCCAACTTGATAATACGGAAATAAGTTGGACATCTTATCATGATTGTCCATTCTTTCCTAAAAAACTTGCAACAGAATATAGAACAATTACTGGTAGTGGTTGGTATCATAAAATGTATCAAATTATGATCGCAATTGCCGGTAATGCTATTAGTAAAAAATATCCTATCACGAGTACTCAAATTGCAGATCTCTGTCGACAGTTTGATCGTGAAACAGGTAATTGGTATCAAAACAGACCTCTTGAACGAGAGGCAGACAGAGCACTCGAATGGGTGTATAAACATGGATAATTATGGAAAACATAAAAGAAAATAAACTAAAAATTGGTATTGTAGGTCATGGTTTTGTCGGAAAGGCTGTGGACTATGGATTTGAACATCCGGCAGTAGAAAAGTTTTTGGTTGATCCTCTATATGACACAACCATTGATGATCTTATAGATTGGAAACCAAATATATCATTTATATGTGTACCTACACCTATGAACGATGATGGTTCCATTGATGCTACTCATATATACGATTCTGTATTAAAACTTATGAATCATAATGATGGTGGTATTGTAATTAAATCTACTTGTACGCCAGATGTACTCGAAAAACTTGTAAAGAGAGCAGGGACATTGGTAAAAATAAAAAGAATGGTATACAATCCAGAATTTTTAACTGAAAAGAATGCAATGGAGGAATTTATAAATCCAGACTTCCAGGTACTTGGTGGTCACCAGGAATCAACATCTGCAGTACAAGAAACATATAGAGTGTATTCTATTACAAATAGATGTGAGTTCCATCATATGGGTTTGCTTGAGGCATCATTTGTTAAATATGCAATCAATTGTTATCTTGCAACAAAGGTAACATTCTTTAATCAGTTGTTTGATTTATGTCAGATGACAAACTCAAATTTTAGTGTTATTACCAGAGCAATAGCAGCGGATTCAAGAATTGGTAATACACACATGAAAGTTCCAGGCCCAGATAAGAAAAGAGGGTTTGGTGGTGCATGTTTTCCAAAGGACTTGGCAGCATTATCTAATTTTTCAATGGGTTCATTCACATTGTTAGATGCCGTACAAGAAATAAATAATAACTATCGTAAAGATTACGACAAAGACGAAAGAGAGGTGGCGCAAAATGTCAATTATGGACAAACTAAAAAAGAACAGTAAGGTAAATTTTACAGCTGTATTATCAGAATCTGAATTTTTTACAAACAGGGAATTTACAAAAACAAATGTTCCTATGATAAATGTTGCTTTATCCGGAGATATGGATAAAGGACTTACATCAGGACTTACTGTTTTGGCCGGACCTTCCAAACATTTTAAAACTAGCTTTGCATTACTTATGGCATCTGCATATTTGGAACAAAATGATGATGCTGTAATGTTGTTTTATGATTCAGAGTTTGGTTCGCCTCAATCCTATTTTAAAACATTCGGTATTGATACAAATAGAGTATTACATACTCCTATTACTGATGTTGAGCAACTTAAATTTGATTTGGTGAATCAACTTGATGGGCTTGAAAAAGGAGATAAGGTTGTTGTAGTTATTGATTCAATAGGTAACCTTGCTTCTAAGAAAGAACTTGAGGATGCATTGAATGAGAAATCTGTTGCAGATATGTCTCGTGCTAAAGCTCTTAAGGGATTGTTTAGGATGGTTACACCATACTTACAAATGAAAAACGTACCACTGCTTGCAGTTAACCACACCTACCAAGAAATGGGTCTATTTCCGAAATCTATTGTAAGTGGTGGTACAGGTATCTATTATTCTGCTGATAACATCTGGATTGTTGGTCGTAGACAGAATAAAAAAGGAACAGAAGTCACAGGTTATGACTTCATAA